AAGCCCCCTCTATTTTACTTAGGCTGCGGGAACTGCAAATGCGATTCCGGCATCGTCACGCAATTCACCCGTACCATAAATAGTATCGGAAGTAAACAGGTCACCTAAGTATTCCTGTTTGTATTGCGTCTGGGAACGAACTCCCATTTGCTCCACAAGAGCAACTGCATCTTTATGAAGCATTAGACCAATGCGTACAGATACAGAGTCAGTCGTGGTTACGGTTGGGCAGTTAGAGGAAACATATACGTCCATGCCGTAAATATGTCCAATTTTACCCGTCTTGATGGCGTTACCGTCACCGATATATGCCTGTTCCGTAAAACGGTTAAGGGCAAGCATATCGCTCATGCAAATTGGGGGAACAACCAATGCCCGATTATCGGAAGGGACATCAGCGTTATCCAATTTAAGCATCATTGCGCGAATACCGGCATCAGTAATATCGGCAGCGTTGGAAGTACCACCAACAAAGTCCGTAGTACCGTCACTACCAATCTTTGCTTTTTCCCACAAAGACGTTCCGGAACCTCCTACAGTACCACCCTGGAGACCCTCCATGATAGTAAAGAGGTCAGTATCGACTTGCGTAGCCAAAGCATATCCTGCGTCATCCGTATAGAATCTACGGAGACTTGAGAGAGCCTGAACTTCCGTAATATCTTCAATAACTACGGAATATTCATAGTGCTTGTCGATGCTCAAGTTAGTTACTGCATGGGTATCACCCTGCAAAACAACCTGAGTATTAGCTGCCTTTGCATTAGCGGACCCACGGGTAGGAGTTGGGATATGAATAGTATCCCCCTTCTTACCATTATGATTGATACGAGTAACTAGGTTACCCAGTACCAAGTTCTTTTTATATCCGGCTATGACCTCATCGGACCATAGCTCCGGAATAAAGTTAGCAGCCGTTGTAGTGGTCTGCTGATTAGTACCTAAAGCCATTTTATTTCTCCTTTAGCTCTTTATAGGTTATTTGACTCGACCTTCGGAATATGCAGATAAAATCTCGTCCTGTAAATCTTCATACCTCTGAGGGTCCGTTGTTTTAAGCCTGATTAGATCAGCCCTACGGTAGATTTTCTTACCGGCTGTGGCTTCGGAAGATGCTCTGGATACGGCTTTTCCGTCCTTTAATGCCCTACTCCGCTTGGCGGTTTTTTCCTCTTCCGCCTTTGCGGTGTTTGTAATTAATGATCGTTCCTTCCAATTTCCCATAAGTTCCATTGCGGAATTTAGATCATAATTATGTGCGTGGACATAAAGTTGGGTCCGTATAGGACTCTCCTTAACCCACTCCTGAAACTTAGTATCTGCTACAATTTCCAAGTAATCAGGATGCGCTGTTTCAAGTTGACGAGTTGTTGCTTGTGCCGTCTGCACTTTTTGCTGCTCCTCAAACTCCCGAAACTTTGGATGATTTTCGATGGCTTTACTAACTGCGTGGTTAGGATCATCGAAGAAATCAACCTCTTCCTCTTGTTCTTCAGCGGTTTCGGTTTGAGTGGTAACCTGTTGTTTCAGAATTTGATCGGTTAATTGCCTTAATTCCCCTATCTCCTGGCCTTTCCTGCCAAGTTCCTTTTCAAGATTTTCATAGGAGGAAACAATTTCCTCAACTGATTTCCCTTGGAATTTACTTGGTATTTCCGGAGGTTGTTCCTCTAATTGAGGAGCCTCTTCATTTATATTGGAATACTGTTCCAATTCCTCAGGTGTCTCAACTTTTTCCTCTACAACTACACTACTCATAATGCTAACCTCCGTCTATAAAGATTGTGGAGTTAATAAATGTTGGGATTAGACTTTATTCCTCTAATTGATCCAACGCTAATTTGGTGGTTTCCTCTAAATTAATAATCATATTTAGCATATCCACCTGGCCTCTTCTGAGGTATAATGTTTTTTCATCATCGATAGTTTGAATATTTTCCATAGATTCCGCCATGTCGTTTAACTCTTCCGTAAAGAGACTCCAGGCTTCCATGGTAAATAATTCCAATCGTTTTTCCAAAAACTCTCTATCGCTTAACATCATTCCTCAAAGGATTGAATTAATTTTTTTTGTTCACTATTTTGGGAACAGGAACAATCAGGACCACAAGTACATCCCACTTTACCACACTTAGGACATTTACCTAAATCTGACTCAATTTTAAATACTCCCTCATCATCCTCAAGAGGGGAACGATAAATACTCATTAGTTTCCTCCTCTATTTTCCATACGAGCCTTGGCTAGATTAAGGATTGTTTCGGACTGTAGATGTTCCACTTCCGGAATATTACGCATCGTTTCCGATTGGACATTTTCGGAATCAGTTCTAAGTTTTTCAATCTTAGCCATCTTTTCCGCCATATCCATTTGTTCCTTAACCAGAGTATTTTCGGAAGTCTTATCCTGAACTTCACTTTGAAACTTAGCGGCATGAGCAAAGTCCTTCATAGCGGATGCTTCCGTTTCCTTGATTTCCGCTTGAGCCTTCTGAAGTTCCATTTGCTGTGCCATTTGTTGCAACTGTTGTTGCTGTGGATCCGGTTGCATCGTCTGTGCGATAGCCATCTTCATCTCCTCACGATTGGACATGGAACTATTTTCAAATATGGACATAAGCATTATTGCAAAGGGTGGAGTTCCTTGTTGTGTCATGGAAAGTAACTGGATCATTTGTGTCATCTCCAGTTCCTTAGCCATAATACCCATTGAGGAATAGGCAAAGAATTTATAGTCCCCTGTCGGATACCTCTCCGGATTAAATTGTATATATCTCCAAGCAGCTTTTTCAATCATTGGAATTAAAAAGTTTTCCTGGAAATTCATTATGGTACGTTTCTGACGCTTAATGGATGCGGCCTGAAGCATGGACATCCCTGATGCGGTGGAATTCCTAGGATTGGAAAAGTTACTATTTGCCGAATCCATAGCACCAGTACCCATTTGAACCATCCGTTCCAGTTCCGCTGCCTCCGTAAAGGTACTTTGAGCAAGGGAACCAAAGTTTAAGGGCATTAAAGTCTGTCTTGGATCACCATTGGTAAGGATAGTTTTCCCTGCTTTAACTTCAAACTTAACTCCCCTTGGAAGTCTTGTGGCATCTACGCCCATCATCGGATGAGTAGTAAGTGCTAAAGCATCAATACGAGCGCGGAGTTCCGCATCAAGAGCCTTTTGTGGATTGTATCCCTTTTCCGCTATCCCTCTACCCCAGAACTTATTGGGGACACGATCATGTTGGTAGGATACAAAGGGACGATCCCCCATCATATAAGGGTTCCTCGCCGCCTTTAGGACTACATTATCATTAGCTATGACCACTACGGCTTCCACAAGCTCATCCTCGTCATAGTCGAATTGGTCCCCAAGGGAGGAGTCTTTCTTTTCCTCAAGGAACTTAGCGGGGACCCTACCCCAGTATTCCGTAATCTTTACCTTATCGTCATCTGTGGTAACGCTACTGTTTTCCTCATCAAATCCAAGATCAATTTTATCATAGCTTCCAAGAGGTTTATCCTCATATATTCCATCATTAATTCCCTCAATGATTTCGTATTTAGGTTTAATTACAATCTGTGCAACACCTAAAGCTTCCTGTATGCTTTGTGCTGTGGGATCAATTACAAATTCCTTAGGGGTTAGGGAATCAACCTTAACTGTAATTACATTTTCCTCATATACTACAGTATCGCTTGTGAGGGTATCCGGTATAGGGGAGTCCTTAGCGGTCTTAATTGTCTCCTCACTTACGTTTACTTTAGCAATCCCAGTTCCATATATAGCTGCATTTAAAAGTGATTCACAAATGGAATTTTTAACTTTGGCTCTATTTAAATCTTCCTGAAGATTTGAACGGATAACACTTACATCTTTAGTGTCCTTGTCATTTACATCGTCCCGGACATCAAACCACTGTTCCCTACCAAAGATAGCTTCCTCTAGTTCCGCTACGGTTGCTTCGATGGCTTGTTGTGTGGCTGGGGAAATAAGACGGGAATTTTCTGAGTTCCTGGTTTTATCCTCTCCGGTCCATATACCTCTCCAGATACGATAGTATTCATCCCATTTTTGTAGGTAATTTGTATTTCTATGTTCCTCCCACTGGGTAACTCGTCCAATTACCCAACTGCTTAGGGCAGCATGTGGATCATTATAGGAGATGGCTTGTTTAGTATCCAGAGACATTATCAAATGGTTCCCATTCTTCCAAATCTATTGATTGTGCAAAATCCGCTACAGAAACTTGGTCAATGTAGGCCAATGAATCGAGTAGATCATCATGAGAGAGCGCACTTGGAAAATCAAGCAATTGGGAAATAAAATGGTGATTCCATTCCGCTTTCCTAATCTTAATTTTCCCATGTTCCATACGCCCCTGTAGCGCCCAAACTATACGATCTTGCTTCCTCTTACCTCCATGAGTAACATCGGTAATATTTACCCAACGTCCTCTAGTTCTCATCTCGTCCTCTATATAGGGCATGATTGCATTTTTTAATGCCCCGGACTCAATACCTACCGTTGTGGCCTCGACTTCCTCAGCGGCATTGAGAATCTTTTCCGCTGTTTCCTTAATGCCCCATCGACCATGTAGTATATCCTTTACATACCACTCATCTTGGGCTACTTTTACTACTGATATAGCCGTTTCATCCAGTTTAGAGCTTTTGAGGCCACGTTCCTTATGCGCCTTTTCAAACCCAGCAGGATCGACTGAAAGAACAAAATGCCCGGAAACTTTAGAATTATCCTCAAATATTTCATCGTCAGCGTATTTAACCCATTCCTCTTTAAAAATACCACCAGTGAAGGACTCAAAAGTAGCCTCAAATTCCTGTCGGAATGCCTGGGTGGACATAGTCCTTTTAGCGGCTTCGATTTCCTTTGGATCTAAAAAGGAATTATCGGTGGAATTAAATTGGAATGCCTCCCATTCATCCTGATTTTCCTCTTTTTGGGCATCTATCCAAAGTTTATGGAAATGGTTTTTACCCGCTGGGGTCCCTATAAATAAGGCTCCCCCTTTAACGTCCGCCAATGTGGGTCTTAAGATCATCTCCCACACTTCCGGTTTCATTGAGGCATATTCATCTAAAACAGTGAAGTAAAGTCCTACGCCCCTTAAAGTATCTGGTCTATCGGAACCCTTGAGATATATCTTACGGTCATTAATTAGAGTTATCGTTGCCGTATTCTCGTGGGTAGACTTGATCACCTCCCTTCCAATGTCCTTTAGGATACTCCATAGAATATCCTTGGCTTGTTGAAAAGTAGGTGCTACATAAAAAACATCCTTATCTGTTGATTGTAGAGCCTTGATTATTAGTAACCATGCCGCTAAATATGATTTACCAAATCTTCGACCACATGAGGCTACTTTAAACCTCTTAGGGGATTTAAATATTTCAAGTTGGGCATCATGAAGAGTGACATTAATATCAGGAATTGTCCGATGCCTTTTCTATAATCTCCCCTTCAATAGTCCTAAATTCATCTTCCTCTTGTTTTTCGATTGCCTTGACGGATTCCACAATAATGTTAATACCCAGATCCTCGTGTTCATGTTTAATTTCCACAGCTTTAGAGACGGGTATAATTCTGTCAAGACACATTTTAAGACAGTGGCGATCTCCCTCAAGTGCAAGTTCAATGACTTTATCTACAATCTCCGGTCCCTTAGAGGACATTAATTCACGGGATAGCTTCGTAAACTTATTTACTGATCCCTTAGGTCTTCCCCCTGGATTTATTGAGGGCATCCCTTTGTAAAAACTAGGGTTTCCCCTGTGTCTTTTCCTCTTACCCTCTTCTTGCTCTACCTCTTCCACCGGTGGAGTGAGGGATGCCGCTGGGGGCTTTATTGGGGACGATGAGGAGGGAGACATAATTATTATCCTTTAGTTTTACCCCTCTATTATAACTAGAGAGAGACTAAATCATTCAATAGGGTACTACTTAAGATGTCTTAAGGGTGGATGTTTGGTTAAAGTGTAAATAATAAAGGTAACCACATTGGGCTTTAAGAGGTCTTAAGTAATGACTACAGTATAACTATATTATAACATATTTTAAATCAAAAGTCAACCCTCTTAGGAAGGATACCCCGGAAATATTCCTTTGTCAACCTTTTTATTTTATCTTTTAACTAATTTTACCCCCTTTTGACCCCTCAAATTGCTTCCCATGTGGGCCTGAGAGTGTATAAAAATTATTA